CCTAAGACTGGTGGATATGGAATCACTCTTACTGCCAGTCACACTGTTGTGTACTTTTCAAACAATTATGATCTTGAGATAAGATTACAAAGTGAAGATCGTGCTCATCGAATTGGACAGAAAAATAAAGTTACCTATGTTGACTTTGTTTGTCAGGGAACGGTTGATGAAAAAATATTAACTGCCTTGAAGAACAAGGTTGACATAGCCAGTCAAGTTATGGGTGATGAATTAAAAAGTTGGATTACTTAGATTTTTTTAAATTTTTACCTGTTTCAGGATAATCTTGTAAATTTTTTTTATACAAAGCGCCAACATAACCCGCTGTGCCTGTTAATGCTGCTGCTGCAAGACCTGCAACTTTTTTATTTTCTTTTTTAATTCTTTTTTGTTTTGGAGATAATTTTTTTTTCTTGCCTAATTTACCTAAGGCTTTACCGAAACCTCTTAGTGCTATGCCGACAACGCTCATTACTTAGCTCCGTGTTTAGGATATTTTTTATTACCTGGTGGTCCAAACTTTTTTTGTGGTTTAGATTTATTTTTTTTTAATTTAGATGCAATTGCAACACCTAAAACGTTACCTGTTAAGGTTGCGCCTGCACCAGCTAAGATGCCTGTTTTAACATCTTTTACACGTTGTTTATTTTTTGAAAACTTTTTTAAAGCTTTACCAAAGCCTCTTAATGCTATACCAAGGCCAGCCATTATATATTATAGCCGCCACCTTTAGTTGCTGCGCCCATGCCTCTAGCTTTACCTCTCACAGGTCCGCCATCTTTTTTCTTGATAACACCACGACCCATAAGAATGTCTTTTTTGGTAACTTTACCGTCACCACTTAGATCTGGAAATTTTTTCTTTTTCTTCATAGCTCCGCCATCCTTTTTACCTTTTGGCTTTAAGTGATCGTAGGTGTAACTACCTACCTCTACTTCTTTAGTTAAATCTTCAACTTTAAAACCAAACTTTAATAAATCGCTTTTAGATGCTGGATTTATTTTAAGAGTTCTTACTGATTTTTTTATCTTATCACCTTTTGCCATGATTTATCCTACTCCTATACGTTAGTCTTTGCAACTATTTCTGCAAGACTTTCACATCTTTTTGTTGTTTGTTTATGCCACCTCGAGTCTTTCATCTCAGTAGCGGCGTCTTTCCAACGTTTTTCACGCATGGCTTTCCACATGTTCTTAAACTTGCGAACACCATTTGTTCCTAATTGAAACACCATTTCTAATATTACTTCAGCCACAGGCTGTGGTAAGTCATGTCCGACACATTCGTCTATTAATAAATCAGCCCCCGCAGCAGCTCTATTCAAGTCTATATCAAATAGTTCTTCGACTTCCTCCATGGAGATTTCAACACCTTCTTGGTATCTTTCTCGTTCGTGAGGCTGAATAAGGTGGCCTATGCCGATCGTGGCTTTGCCTAAACTATCGAGATACATTTGTGTGCGCACACCTTCGTGGACACGTACCCTAGCTTTTAATTCATCTGTTAATTCAATCATGATCCTATTCCCCAATGTTCTTGATGCTCATCGGGTTCTCCTTTCTTAAATAATTTAGTAAACCAATGTTTTAATTTAGATATCATATGTTTTATTTATAGACAAAATTCCTGCCGGTTTCAACATATTTGCTTGCAATAAATTAGGATTCATTCCTAACATATTTGGGTTCATTACTCCTGGTAAACTCATGATCCCTGGATCGGGGTCCATGGGATATACTTCTTTTGGATTGATCGTTGGTGTATTGAAAATAAATTCTTGAAACTCTAAACCTGGTCCTGGAAAATCTTGTGCTCCAGTGTCAAAATTAGGTTCACTTGATATGGGTCTATCACCAGGAACGGGTATAGGAAAAGTATTCATTCTTTGTTGAGGAATAACTCTGGGTTCACTTGGGATAACTTTCTCTTCTTGTGGTAAACTAAATTGTTTGGGCGGTGGTCCGTCTGCCAATCTTTGCTCTGCAGAACCTCCTTGATTCATCATTGGTATAGTACGAACAGATGCAATGCCTCCAGTATTATCAAACTTCTTCATTATGGTAATGTTCCTATTCCTCTGTCCATCATTTGTTGATTGATTGCATCGTCAAGAGTACCAAAAGCAAGTTCGTTTCTTGCACTTGGGCTTACAGGTTGATTTACGTTAAACTGATTCATGTTAGATGAACCTAAATTCTCATTGAAGCTCGGTTGTAATCTATCTTCCAATTGTCTTCCTATCTGCAAATCTTCTTCTGACATTTGTTGGAAAGGACCAAACATCTTTTCCATCATGTCCATCTGTTGTTCTCTCGCAGCAGGTGCTTCCACAGCACTTTGTGGTTCTTTCATTAAACTTAATATAGATTGTTCTACTTGATTGACAAAGTCTTGTTGATCTAAATCAGCTTGTGTAGGTAATGTATTATTTGCCCATTCTAACAATACTTTTTTATCTTCTTCAGAAATTAATTGTTTACCAACACCTGCACGTAAAGCTGCGTCAGGGCCAGTATCTTGTAATACTCTGGAGAATGCTTTTAAAACATCAGGATTAGTTAAAATTTTTGAACCATGACGTAATAGTAAAGGCACCATTAAAGGTCCAATACCACCAGTCAATGCACTAGCTCCAGCACCCGCTGCACCTAATGTACCAAATAGTAACACTCCTTTGAAACCACTCAAGGTTACACGTCTTTGTACAAATGCAGATGGGTCAGTAACAACAAAGCTTCCTGCACGTTCTGCAATTTCCAAGAATCTTGTAATGTCCTCAATCTTTGTTCCTGTGCCTTTCAGAGCTTCACTAAAAGCAGCTCTTCCTTCGGCTGTATTTAAACCAAGATTATCTGCAAAGGTTCGTGGGTTAAACTCGACAGTTTTAAATGCAAACATATCTTTGCCACCTTGAACTTTTTTATAACCAAACTTATAAACTTCTGTAGCATCTATGTTTTTTAAACCTTTATAATCTCCAAGTGTAGAAGCAACAGGTAAACCTTGAAATGCATCCTCTAAAGCATTGTCATACATTTTTCTTAATAATTGTCGACGGCCATACTCAGGACCCATTGATACTATTCCGTTTTCAATTGTTTTTATAGTTTTACCAAAGTTAGGGTTAATCTCTCCGTTAGGGAGTCTTGGATTTTCATCTAATATTTCCACAGGTACATTATCAACCTTTACACCTTCTTTACCACCAGCCATTTTGTAAGCCTTTAAGTTTGCTCTTGGTGTTTTTGCTAAGTTCATCATGGCTGCCATTAATTCTTCATCATCTTTTGCCATGGTCAATAAGTTATCCATAAATGCTTTTTTACCGATGATACCTTGTGATGTTTGAGCACCAGGACTGAATATCATTTCATTAACTAATCGATATTGATCAGCAATAGGACCATCATACTTTGGCATAACTTCAGCTAAATACTCATTTGCTTGTGTTAACTTAGTTTGTGCGGTTTCAAATATTACTTTGTCAACTTCATTGTCAATATTGATCAGTTTGTTTGTATCGTGCTCCAGTGCTAATCCTAATTGTGTGATTCTTGCTCCCTCTCTTGTAGGTATGTTACCTTTACCTTCAACTTTAAAGTTTGTTTGAAATTCAGAAAATAATTGTTGCAAGGTTCTTGCTTGTTCAATCGTAACACCATCGGGATCTAAGTTTTTTAAAGTTCTATAAAATTCTTCAAAAGCTCTTCTTGAGCCATCTCCAGGAAAACGGAATTGAAAACCACTGGTTCCAGGTCGACCAGCTATGAGATTTTTTTCAAACTCATCTGATAAATATTTAACAGTATCTAATTTTATAACTTTTTTACCCGCTAGTTTTTCTGAATATTCATTAAACTGTTCATACAATTTACGAGATATAGTCATAGTGTCTTCGTATTCTTTTCTTCCTAATGCTGCAATGTCACCGCCTAAGGATGCCATTGTTTGAAAAGGTGCAAAATTACTTGATGCTGTTTTAAAATATTGTCGAATAGCTTCGTTTGTACCTTCACCTGCTCTTCTAAAAGGTGTACCTACGTAAGGGAAAACACCAATAACTCTTGAGTAACCTTTCCAGAAAGCACTGTTTGTTGCTTGAATTATACCTAAAGGCATACCGTAAGTTTCAGCTACGTCTAACATTTTTTGATACTCAGGATTTTTATTGTCTAATCCAAAAAGAATACGACCAACCGTGGGTTTAAAAGCTTTTACAATTGGACCTAAAGACATGCCACCACCTGTAAAAGCTAAGGCCATATATGCATCTCTTAAAAACTCAGCGTTCATTGTTGCTTGGTCCTTAGTCGGTAGATCATTGAGATGACGCAACATTTGATTGGTCAGTTCATAAAGTTGACCACCTGCCATGTCACCCAAAACCTCAGCACCTAGTATTTTTGCAGTTGCCGCACCAGCTCCTCCTGTAGGAGCGGTCGCAAGACCAGCTAAACCTAAAGCTCCAAGAGCTCCTGCCATTTGAAAAGATTCTTTCGATACTAATTGATCAGGCACAAACCGATCAAGTAGAGGAACTTGTTGCTGTAAGTGTTTAAAGTAATAATTTGCAGGATCTTCAATCAACTTCATTCGTTGATTTACATCTGCAATTCTAGCTGATAGCTCAGAGTAATATTGTTTTGTACCTGGCTCATAAGGAATCTGTCCGATGATATTTGCTGCTTGTACTTTACCTAAAGCGTTGAGTTGTTTTTCTGCTTCTTGAGGAGAAACATCTAAAGGTATTCCATAATACTCTCTAATTTTATTTAACTCTGCTGGAGTAGGATTTTTTGGATCTTGAAAATAAAATGTATGTGCATTTGGTGTGCCTGGTAAGATAGTCACTAATTGTGGATTAGTTGCACTTACTGTTAACTTACCTTTGTCCTCTGCACCTAAACTTTCTGGAAAGCTTACCTGTTTAAAAAAACCTTTTTCTGCCATTAGATGTTATCTCCCATAGTAAATATTTCACCATTATAAGTTACTTCTTGTTGAGTTGGATCTTCTGCGGGTGGGTTTTCAATATTAGGTTCAATCTTTGGTGACTCTGACATTGGTGGTGTTTGACCTAAAAACTGTTTATATGTTTCTACCATAGGGCCGTAGTATTCTTGATCAAATACATTTCTATCACCAATTTGACCTTGACCATATAAATCAACTTGTGCTTTTCTGATAAATCGTAGAATTTCTTTTAACTGTCCTCTGACATATTCCGGAGAAGTAAATCCTTGTAAGTTAACAAGATCAGATGCTCTTTTGATATCGTCAACGTTCAAACGACCTGTTGGTTTCAAAGCACGAGCAAGAGCGTAGATAATCAAGTTTTCCTGCACCTTTAATCTAGCAAAATCTTCACTGTAACCTAAAGATCTATATGTGCCGTAACCACGATCACCAAAGAAATCATCAATAGAAACTCTTCTTGTGACAGGTTCAAAGTCAGATACGCCAGGAACCTTCTTTAAAATATTATCAACCACGCCTTTTTTAGGTGCTTGAAAGGTAAAGTCTACAAACCTTTCCTCTTCACCAGGTTGTAACTGATAGAGAGCCTTGTCTTTTTCATAAAGCGTATTACCTTCTTTAACAAACATATCACCAGCGCCTGGATTGATAGCATTAAACAAAGATCGTAATGTAAATTGTGTTTCTTGTTTTAGTTTTTCTACTGCACCCTCAATACCAAAACGTGATGGAGCTCCTGACTCTAATGCTTTTTGATCCATTTCAAACATACCTACAACAAGATCACCCGCACGACCAAGTGTATCAAAGTCACCAACAAGTTGTTGAACCTGACCAAAGTTTGCTCCACCCACTAGTAAACCTGCATCGGTTTGTGGTCCCTCTTCTGGACTAAAATATGCATCTGGTGGTGCTTCTTGATCAAATACAATGTCACCACTATCAGTTTGTCTTGGTAGCATGATTTCATACTCACCTTTATCTTCATTAAAGACTAGCTTAGATGTAGAAACTGTAGGACCATCTGGAGTCATAAAGGTAACGTTGTTATATAATCTCATAGGGTTAGCAAATAAATCGTAAGATGCTTTTTGTTTTGCTTTAAGATCGTCTAAGTTAAATTGATTTATTTGTTTTTGTATTTCATTTGTTTGACTATAGAACTTTTGTAAGTAATCATCTTCCATACCCATTTTCTTCAAGAAAAAATCTGCTTCTTTTGCAAGGATAGCTGCGTTTTGATCTTGCATTTGTTGAATTGCAAGTTCTCTAATTTTTAAACTGTGTGATATATTTGCTGCTTTTTCTGCAGTTTCACGGTCAAGGTATTTACCAGTTGCTTGAGCGATGATATCAAAAATTCCTGCTGCACCTTGATAAGGTGTTCTTGCATTAATTGAGTCAACTAAAAAATTTAATCCCTTATCAATACCTTTTGTTTTAGGTAAAGGACCTAATTGTGATTGTATTTCTGATAGTGCCTGATCAAAGGTTACTCTTTCACCTATACCCATTTGTTGTGCTATAAGTGCAACGTTTTCTTCCATTTGTTGTCTTACAGGTATATATGAATTAACAGCATCTAGTGCCATTTGATTAAAAATAGGAGTTTGATCAACAGCTTGCATCGCTGCATCCATTCCTATCTCATCTTTTACTTTATTTTTTTCAGCTTCTCTAGCTTCATTAACGGTGAAAGTTCCACCTTGCACTCCTGTTACAGGATTGACAGCCTTAATTGGCTTTATTGTAAACTCTTTGTTTTGAAAACTGTCGAGAGTATCAAATCCACTTGGCATGTTACTCTCCTAGAATGCCCTGCCCAATGCTCCTATTCCAGCTAATAATGGATTGCCCATCTGTTGTCCCATAGCTCCAGATGGTAGTGTTGGAAACTG